TAATATACCTGTATTTACTGATTAGGTGTAAATATCAAACACGAGCCTATTACTGGAGGAATTTAGAATGATAGATAAATTTGAACAACTTATTGAATATGTTGTTAACGATGAAGAGGACAAAGCAAAAGAGCTATTCCACGAAATCGTAATTGAGAAAAGTCGAACCATTTATGAAGATATCATGAGTGAGGAAGAACTAAGTGAAGACGATCTTGATGAAGCCAAAAAGCAAGGCTATGATGACGAAGAAGATGAGTCATTGGGTATGCGGACTGGTAAAGAGTCAGGTAAAAAACAATCCATGAAAGCACGGAGAGATGACTCTTACGGCAAGTTTGGTAAAAGAGACAAAGAAGATCGTAAAATTTCAAAAGAAAGTGTTGATGAAGCACAAGGCTATGATGACGAAGAAGATGAGTCATTAGGCATGCGAACTGGTAAAGAGTCAGGTAAAAAACAATCTATGAAAGCACGTAGAGATGATTCATATGGCAAGTTCGGCAAACGTGACGAAGAGCATCGTGAAATTTCAAAAGAAGGTGTTGATGAAGCCATTGAAGAAGAACTAGGCGGAGATGCTGCAGCAGATCTTATTGATGACATCGAGGTAGAAGAGCAAGGACTTGCTTATGAAGCCGAAGAAGAAATTGATATCGATATTGATGATGAAGGCGAAGAAGAATTAGAAGACCGTGTAGTTGACTTAGAAGATAAACTAGACGAACTAATGGCTGAATTCGAAGCAATGATGGACGAGCCAGAAGACGAAGTTGAAGTTGACGACATTGAAATCAACGTAAATGACGATGACGATGACGTAGATGTTGAAGTTGACGACGAAGAGTTTGAAACCGAAGGCTATGAAGCATTTAACGAAAATGTTGATTTAGTAGCTGCACCAAAGCCAGATCTCAAAGAACCAGCAGGAACAAATACTAAAAGCCCAAACGCCGCTAACTCAGGCGCAAAAGGTGCTGCTGCTCACCCAGTAGATTTTGATGATGGTAACTCAGGCAAAGAAGGTCGACCAACACCAAAGTATGGTGACATGCAAGGTACAACTAAACCAGATGTAAAACCAGCAACTAAACCAGACTTGGCTCAAGCATCAGGTGTTAACACTAAAAGTGTTATTGACTAAGGATAATCCAGAATGGCTCAACCACAACTCTATCTAAAAGAGAATTTAACGTTTGATGCAGCAAATATAATAATTGAAGCTGCATCAGACGGTGGTAAAGATCTCTATATGAAGGGTATCTGCATTCAAGGTGGGGTTAAAAACGCTAATGAGCGTGTTTATCCAGTTACTGAAATTGAAAATGCTGTAACTACACTAAACGAACAAATTAGTGCAGGAAATAGTGTTCTCGGTGAAGTGGATCACCCTGATGATTTAAAAGTTAATTTGGATCGAGTCAGTCACATGATTGAAGGCATGTGGATGGACGGTCCAAACGGTTACGGTAAAATGAAAATTTTACCCACACCAATGGGAACACTAGTTAAAACAATGCTTGAAAGCGGAGTTAAACTAGGTGTTTCTAGCCGAGGTAGCGGAAACGTTGACCCTGGCAATGGTCACGTCAGTGATTTTGAAATAGTCACTGTAGACATTGTTGCCCAACCCAGTGCACCAAATGCATATCCTAAAGCAATTTATGAAGGACTTATGAATATGACCGGTGGTCAAAGACTTTTAAAAATTGCCGAAGATGCTGGAAAAGGCAGTAAAGTAGAGAAGCATTTGCGAGACGGAATCACTCGTCTCATAAATGATCTCAAAATTTAAGGAGAAGCACATGTTAGATGCTATTAACTCTTTGCTCGAGTCTGATGTGATAACAGACGAAACTCGGGAAGCAATCTCAGAAGCATGGGATGCTAAGTTAAACGAGGCAAAAGAGCAAGTTAGAAGTGAAATTCGTGAAGAGTTCGCTCAAAAATACGAACACGATAAAACAAACATGGTGGAAGCTCTTGACAAAATGATTACTGATAATCTCTCAGAAGAAATCGTCAGCTTGCAAGAAGAAAAAACTGCACTAGCTGAAGATCGAGTTAAGTTTCAAACTAAAATGAAAGAATCAAGCACTAAGTTTAATGATTTCATGGTTAGTAAACTTGCTGAAGAAATTGGTGAACTACGAAAAGATAGGCAGACACACAACAATGGATTCAAAAAATTAGAAAAATTTGTTGTAAAAGCCCTTAGTGAAGAAATTAATGAATTTGCACAAGACAAGCAAGACGTAGTAAAAACTAAAATACGTTTAGTGCGTGAAGCAAAAGGCAAACTTACTAATCTTAAAAATAAGTTTGTCACTGAATCAGCTAAGAAGCTCACTGCATCTGTTTCATCTCATTTGAAAACAGAACTATCGCAACTCCATGAAGATATTCGAGTTGCTCGTGAAAATAGCTTTGGTCGCAAAATATTTGAAGCATATGCTAGTGAATATGGCGCTACACATTTAAACACCAATGCAGAGATTCGCGAATTAAATCGAGTTGTTGAAAACAAAAATCAGCAACTAAGTCAAGCCACTAAGGTTGTGCGTAAAGCAAAAGCTATCGCAGAATCAAAAGGACAAGAAGTCAAGATGATTAAAGAAAGCAATCTAAGATCATCAACATTACAAGAATTACTTGGACCGCTAAATGCCGAAAAGCGTTCTATAATGAAAGACTTATTGGAAAGCGTACAGACATCTCGTCTCAAAAACGCTTACGAGAAATATCTCCCTGCTGTACTCGCAGAAGGAAAACGCTCCGTTGGACGTTCTACTCTTTCTGAAGGTTTAGTTGAAGTAACTGGAGATAAAAAATCTACACCAGCGCCAAAAATTAATGAAGATTCAAATAATGATAATGTAATCGACATTAAGCGTTTAGCTGGTATTTAATATATTAAAGGAGACAGAAATGTCACAAGATTTACTAGAAGGTCGTTGGGGCGAGACCAAAGAAGCATTGCTCGAAGGATTGCAAGGTCCACGCCGCAATACTATGCAAGTTATTCTCGAGAATACAAAGCGTCACCTCAAAGAGAACGCTACAGCTGGTGCAACTGCATCGGGTAACATTGCTACACTAAACCGTGTAATTCTACCAGTTATTCGACGTGTTATGCCAACTGTTATTGCTAACGAAATTGTTGGTGTTCAGCCAATGACTGGCCCAGTTGGTCAGATTCACACATTGCGTGTGCGTTATGCAACTACAATGGCAGATTCAAGTGCAGCGGCAACATCAACTACTGCTGGAGACGAAGCACTTAGCCCATTTAAAATTGCTACAGCTTACTCAGCTGGTACAGGTGCCACACAGTCAGCAGCTCAAGGGTATGCTGGTGCAACTACTTCACTTCTTGAAGGTAATGGCGGACGTAACATTAGTGTGCAAATCCTCAAGCAAGCAGTTGAAGCTCGTACACGTAAGTTGCAAGCTCGCTGGACATTTGAGGCAGCACAAGATGCCCAAGCAATGCACGGCATTGATGTAGAAGCAGAAATCATGGCAGCACTTGCTCAAGAGATTACTGCTGAAATTGATCAAGAGATTCTACTTTCTCTTCGTTCACTAGCTCAAACTGAGTTTACATACAACCAAGCTACAGTATCAGGTTCTGCTACATTTGTTGGTGACGAGCATGCTGCTTTAGCTGTTCTAATCAACCGTGTTGCAAACTTGATTGCACAGCGTACACGGCGCGGTGCAGGTAACTGGGCTGTTGTATCACCAGCATCACTAACAGTTCTACAAAGTGCTACAACTTCAGCATTTGCACGTACAACTGAAGGTACATTTGAAGCACCAACAAACACTAAGTTTGTAGGTACATTAAATGGCGCAATGCGTGTATTTGTTGATTCATATGCATCAGATAGTACTCCAGTACTAGTTGGTTATAAAGGTTCTAGTGAAGCAGACGCAGCAGCGTTTTACTGCCCATACATCCCGTTGATGTCAAGTGGAACAGTACTAGATCCATCAACATTCGAGCCAGTAGTTAGCTTTATGACTCGCTACGGTTATATCGAATTGTCAAACACAGCGTCATCATTTGGTAACGCTGGTGACTACGTTGGTGAGATTGCTGTAAGCAACTTGAGCTTCTCGTAAGCACAACGTTTTATAATACTAAAAAGGGGCTACGGCCCCTTTTTTCTTGGATTTTTTTAATTTTTTGCCAGAAAAAGGTTGACCTTTAGTAATATAAGTGTTATATTAAGTGTATAGCAAAGACGACGGTCTGAGTTAGATGGTGACTGAAGCGATATCGGGGAACGGTATCAAAGTACTACTTAAAGGGTCTTAGCGGGCTGTGTTTAGCGACTGCAAGTAGGTTCAGGGTTTATAGCACGAGTTCTCTTGTGCCCTGTTGGAGGTAATAAGTAAGTCCTCCCCATCATTATTAAATTGTGTTTTTTAAAATACACACCAGAGTATATGCACATGCTTTCCCGTGCATGGGACAAGAGCCGAAGGGTAACAAGTGAGTGTGTATTTTTAAAAACAGATTAGGGTAAAAGAGTAGGTATTAAGTTATCTACTCTTTTTTCGTTTAAATAACTCTATAACACTTTCTGTGTTATATTTTGTGAGCGACGGGGTAAAGCCGTCAAGCAAAAGGAGAATATCATGAAGATAATGGACATACTAGATAAGAAATACACTGAGAAAGGTACATGGATCAAAGATGGTGTACTAATGTGTAGTAAAAAATGTTGTGGAGTACCAGTTAAAGAATGTTCCTGTGGCCCCGAGTGTAAACATTGTCAATGCTATAAACTTAATAAGGAGAAATAAAAAATGGAAATGTTTATATTAGTATTAAGTATGTGGGGCAAAACAGCCTCAGACGAATGGATGTACATTGGCAACCAATATGTATACAATACTCCTATGACACAAGAACAATGTGAAAATATAATTAACCCAAGTTCGTGGTCGTTCCATGGAACAAATGAATACTACAAGGTACAGTTAGAGTGTATGCCACAAGGTAGCGAATTAAAATAGGAGAAGTATATGGACGCACTCACTCTATGGAGCCTTGTTGGGTTCCTGCTTGCTGCATATGCGGTTATAGCAAACGATTCAGTACAAACTCTCGGTACATGGATGGCATCAAACAATGAGAGATTCAACTACAAAACACTGTGGATTGCGGCATCCTCTGTCCTATTAGCCACACTATGGTATGGCTGGACTGTAAATGGTGGTGACATCAGTTACGGTAGACTTAATAAGATTCCGTGGCAAGAAGTGCAATGGTATCATGCAGCCGCACCTGCTATATTAGTAGCATTAACTAGAATGGGTGTGCCTGTATCAACTAGTTTCTTAGTACTAAGTGTATTTGCAAGTACATTTGTATTAGAGAAAATGCTTATGAAATCGATTATGGGCTACGGTGTTGCAGCCGCATTTGCATATGCAATATGGTTTGCAATACACAAATACTTTGGCAAGTGGTATGATGAAACCGCTCCTGTTACTGAAAGCAACAAAAAGTTTTGGCGCATCGCACAGTGGGTAGCCACAGGCGGATTGTGGTGGACTTGGCTGTCACATGACATGGCTAACATTGCAGTGTTCCTTCCACGTGAAGTGCCTATAGACTTAATGGTACTTGTGTCTGTTGTATTCGTAGCAGGCTTGTTCTTTATGTTTAGAGAACGAGGAGGTAAGATACAGCAGATTGTATTAGAAAAACACAACACACGATATGTGCGTAGTGCTACACTAATTGATTTGTTCTATTGGCTATGCTTGTATTTCTTTAAAGAGTTAAATGATATACCTATGTCAACAACTTGGGTATTTGTTGGTTTACTTGCAGGACGTGAACTTGCAATGGCTACTTACTTTGGTAAAAAGAAAACCAGAAGTGTGTTTCCATTAGTAGCCAAAGACTTTGGTAAGATGATGGTAGGCTTAGGTGCTTCGGTTGCATTAGTTTTAGCAATTCATTATATTATTGTACCAAGTGGACTTTAAAATAAAGATAAATAGACATACACAAAATGTGTTTATGGGAACACCATCTCGTAGTAGGCTAGAACCTACATTGGACTTCTTAAAGGAGAAATCAAATGGGCAGACCAATTAAAATAATGAAAGGCGGAAATCAAACAACTGATATTGGATTTCCAGCCGTAAGTACACTGACTGCACCAGTAACACCATCGGGTCTTGAACCTACTGAATTTTACGGTGTTGTTGGCGGAGATGTTCTTACACCAACTACAGCTGAATCAGGAACACCTGCATATCCAACTATTAATGTAAGAGTTAAAATTGGTGGAAATTCAGAAGCTGAAGGATTTATACTACGTCAAAAAGGCGCACGTAAATTTTTAGTTTATGATGGAACTAATACAGGCGTTTGTACTCTATCAGACGAAGCAGATGCTGCACTTAGTAATGATGCTATGACAATTAGCGTATTTTTAAGTGATAGTACCGCAACTCGTTTAAAGAAAATAAACAGCAAATGGGGAGTTTCTTGGGCTGATGATCAATATTTCTTGAATGCGTTTCAAGGCGTTGAAGGCGAAACTGCTATTAAATCGGGTAAAGCTGCAAACGGAACTACTGCATTGGCACGTGTAGAAGTATACAACACACCATAATAAAGTTAAGTAAATTTTACCTAACCAGCCTTCCTCAAATACATAGTATAGAGGGAGGCTTTTTTAATGATATTTGTTTTAGGTAACGGGCTAAGTCGTAAAGCAGTTGAAATATCTTGGCTCAAACGAAGAGGATTAGTATATGCTTGCAATGCAGCATATCGACTAGATACCCCGGATGTGTTAGTTGCCACCGATCAGCCCATTGCAACTGAAATACAAAGCTGTGGATATTCATTAAAAAATACATTTTACACACGAAGACCGGTTAATGGAACTGGAGCTTTACAACTACCTAAAAAAATATTTGGACATAGTAGCGGCCCAGCGGCTGTGGCATTAGCAAGTGATCAACCTGAAGAAACCCAGATTTATTTAATAGGATTTGATTTAGGTGGTACTGTTGATGGTAAATTTAACAATCTATATGCAGGAACTAAATTTTATAGGCCTCCTGAAGCCCCAGTTACTTTTGCAGGTAATTGGGTTCGGCAAATTGCTGCAGTGTGTAAAGAACATCCAGAAAAAAATTATATTCGTATAATTGGAGAAACAACAAATAATGATTGCCCTGAGCTAGATGAACTACAAAATGTTGGACAACAGTCTTTTGATAGTTTTTTTGTAGAGCTAAATAGTAGAAAGGATCTATAATGACATGAGCACATATAAACGAATTGACGGTGATTATGACATAGTTAGCATTGACCCCAGTGCTGGAGACAATGTCAATATTACCACTCACACTGTTAATGTTACTGGTAACTTAGATGTTCGTGGTAACATTACTTACATCCGTAGTGAAGATTTAACAGTTGATGATCCGTTTATTACAGTTGCTGGTAATAATACTGGAAATGTTAGTACTGCTGCTTTCCAAGAGCAAGGGCTAGTTGCACAAACAAGTGCATCAACATTTGCTGGTCTTAGATTTAATAACGGAACACTTGATTGGGAAATAAGCCCTAGTGTATCAGCAAACGGTGCACCAATAACATCTTATGCTGCCATTGGCACTTCAGGAAGTACTGTACCAGGTGTGCCACTTAATTCAATACAATTTAACTCATCTAATACGTTTGGTGGGTCAACAAATTTACAATTTGATTCAAGTACAAATAAACTTACATTGCAAGGACAAGCAGTATTGGGCAATATTGGTAGTTCACCTAGTAGTGTAGCAAACTCAGCAGTAATTTATCACAAAGCATCTAGTGGTGTTGGAGGCTCTGGTGTTTACGCAAGGACAGCCACACAAGATGTTGAGTTAGTTGATAAACAAGCCGCACTTGTGTATTCTATAATATTTTGAGGTAAAAAATGACAATCGCAATAGGAAATGTAACCACAACACCAACTGCTATGTATACTAGTACAGGTAATACTGCAATTACATATTTAAATTTATGTAATTATAGTGGTGCTAACGTAACAGCTAACGTTTATGTAGTACCAAACGGTAGTTCTTTTAGTACGTTAAATCAAAACGTAGCAAATCAATCTATCACTACACTTGATTCTTTTCAGTATTACGTAGGACCAGAAAAACTATTAGTAGAAAATGGTGATACTGTAGTAGTAAGCTGTAGTGCTAACAATTCTATAAACTGTACAACTAGTTTCATATCGATTTAATACATGGGCAGACTGTTAAAGAATAGACATTTAGCGCCAGGAGAAGAAGGAGTTGTTATTCCAGCAGGGGCAACCTCCACTAGACCTTCTGCTCCAGTGTTTGGGTTAATTCGATTTAACACAGATAACAATTCAGTAGAATATTTTAACGGTACACAGTTTAATACGTTATCTAATGCTGACTCTTTAAGTTACACAGTTGACACATTCACAGGAGATGGAAGTACAACAGTGTTTACTATGACTGTTGCTGAAGCAACAACCTCACAATTTATGGTGTTTGTAGGTAGTATATATCAAGACAGCACTTCGGCATATACAGTAGACGGTGGATTTGATATTACATTTACGTCGGCACCTCCCGCGGGCCTTCCGATATCGATTATACACAGTCAAACGTAAGCCCGAAGTTCATATAAATACGTTAATAGTATAGGAACGAAATGGCAATTAATCGAATCCAAGGCAACATTTTAGCTGACAACTTGCAACGTGGATCAAATCTATCAGTTCAAGGCAATTTAGCTTATTTTGATGTAACAAACAGTAGAGTTGGTATTAATACTAGCACTCCTGGTACTGCTCTACAGGTTGTGGGTGTTAGTACTCTTGGTAATGTAACAATTACTGGCAATGCCATTGCTTCAAATTTAAATAAACTTCAACTTGGCGCCAACAGTGTTATTAGCATCACTGGAGGAACAAACGAGCAAGTTCTAACAACAGACGGATCTGGTGGTTTGTCTTGGACAACAGCTGGAAATGTTGATGCATTATTGGGCAATGCAATTGATTTAGGAACACCATCTGATGGAAGTTTAACTTCAAACGTTGCATATGATCAATGGACAGTTACTACTCATGTTACTGATGGACTTGATGATTTGAACCAAGTTGCATTAAATATTGCCAACAGTACATATGTAGGTAGGGTAGATTTTAGTGGTACACCTATTGCCGGTGCATCTCCTATGACTGTAACATTTACAGGAGAGTATGTAGGAAACCCTACTAGTTTTTTATGGGACTTTGGCGATGGCAATACAAGCACAGCAGGAAGTAGTGTAAGTCACACTTATCAAAATGATTCAGGTGGAACATTTACTGTTAACTTTACAGCATCAAATCCAACCGGCACATTCTCAGGAAATGCTGCTGCAGGCGCTCGTGGAAGTGTTGATAACGAAAGCAAAACAAATTATATTACACTTTATACTCCAAACCCAATACCTTCATTTACTATTACAGATGACACAATTGACAGTGGAGCATCGGCTGAAATTACAAATGGTACACAGTATGCAACTAGTTTTCAACTAGATTGGGGAGCAGGTGCAGGTAATATTGATCCAGGAGATACCTGGACCACAGCAACAAATACATACACTAACGCTGGTGGCGATACTCGATATACTATTACTCTTTATGCAATTAGTAATACAGCTGGTCCTAGTGATGTAACAGTATCAGTAACTGATACCATTGATGTATTTACAGCACAAACTTCTCAGTTTACAGCAAACACAACAACAGTGATTAATCAAGAATCAACTAGTGGTGGGGTTGTAGAATTTACAAATACTGTTTCTACTGATCCTGGTACTACTGCAATTTTTGGCAGTGGTCAAAAATATCTTTGGACTTGGGGAGATAGTTCAACAAACAGTGTAAACATACAAAGTGGGGTAGCAGGTAATCCAGGCACTCCACTTGATCATACATTTGCATTAAGTAGCAGTCAACAATCCGCCGGAACTACAGCAACATTTGAAGTACAGTTATCAGTTGAAACAGGGCATACATCAAGTCCCTTCCAAAGTGCTAATGTTACAATCAGTGTTGAGCCCGATGTAAGAGCAATTTTTGAAACTACTGCTAATATTATTAGTGATCGTACAGGTGATACAGCTCAAGACGGGTATATTTTTACAGATTATCGAACTGGCGCAAGCAGGGCTCAATTCCAATTCCGCAATGATAGTCAAAATGGCGACATATATGCATTTAACTGGGGAGATGGAACAACAACAGGCAATATCAATAATGGCAGTGCTGGTACTCCTGGCCAAGCCAACTTGCTTCATACATATACATCAACTGGTAGTGAAACATTAACCCTTAATGCATACGGAACACCTGGTACAATTGTACAAGATGATACTGAAACAAAAGCAAATTACCTTACTATCAACAGTAATCCAAGTGCTCCTGGTGCACTAAGCAGCAAAACTCTATCAATGAGTACGAGCAACCAGGGTACTAATCCAAAACTAGCCTCAAGTGCCACAGATCAAACTGGCGGAAATATTCCTTCTGCTGGAACAAGTGTTACTCGTTATACAAGTAGTACACCAATTGTTAGTGGCACAATTACTAATGCTAATACTAGCACCGGCGGTGATATTACAGCATTTGTTAACAATAGTGCAGATGGTACTACTAATTTTACAGTTGATAGTGATAAAACAGGAACATATACAAGTTTAGTTGTTGTTGCAGATGGTGATGCACACACTGAAATAAGTGCAAGTACTTACCCAACTGGATTTTATAAAGTATTTGATGCAAGAATTAGCAAAGCATTAAGCGGATTAGGGTTAGGGTATAATGATTATAGATTAAATCACAGTACCACAGGTGATACTAATGCTGTAGGTTTTGTTAAAGATGATATGACTAATGCCCCAACTGTGGTACAAGGTAGTACAACTATTAGTGAAAATACAGCTGGGACTTATAGGTATATTTCTGGTATTCCATATTACAATAGTGGATCACCAAGTATTGATATTACAGGATTAGCAGTAGGTGACTTAGTTGGACAAACATACAGGGATACGTCAACACCATTACAATTTACACCCGGAACAACAACTGAAGGAACTAGCGGTTCAATTATTGGAACACAAACTAAAACATATGCACAAATAGACGGATCTCCTACATTTTTAAACGGAGGAATACCTATTGCTAGCACTGGTGTTGGTAGTAACTACACAATGGGTACTATAAATGTTAGTGTTAACGGTAGTGCTAGAGCAGTTGGGTATATAGATGCTCAAATGTTTAATGTTAATGGATCTAGTTCAGTTACAGACTTAACAAACAAATATATTCAAGTTTATAGTTCAAGTCTAACTGGATTTGATGAAGAAAATATACCAGTTGCAGATGCATTAGGAAGTGTTTTTGACGATGACGGTAAACGTGTAACAGGGTTTGGTACTGCTTCCGACACACCAAGTTATAATAGTGCAACAAATTTTTACACGTCAAATGCCTGGACTGGAGCTGTTACAGTTGCAGGAACAACCGAAGCAATTGTACGTTGGGGAACAGTCTCGCACTTTGCAACTGATTTAAGCAGTGGATATCTACCAGTTGGTGGAGATCTAGCGACTAGTAGATCAGGCACGCAATATTTAACATTTGCATTTAGACGAGCAACAGTTGCAAATTTTGATATCAGCTTAAACAGTAGTACAGGTATCACCGGGTTATGGATAGCAAGTCCCGGTACTGCTATTGATAATGCAAGTACATTAAATGGATGGGTCGAAGGAACAACTCAATATGCAGGCGCAGGTGTTCCTGGAGCTGATACAGGCAATGGTGGTAATGGTGGTAATGGCTGTGCATTAACTGGTGCTGACGTAGTACCAACAGGTTCATCAATAAATGCAGCTTATACTATGACACTTGGTAGTGCAAATAGTTCAAACGCTACAGGTAATAATGTATTAGTACGCATTGCACTTGCAAGTGGACAAACTCTTACGAGCGTTAGTGTAGGAGTACAAACTTAATGGCATTGGCAGATAGCACTAAAGTTGATTTTTTATGGAAGAAGTTAGGATTTGGAGTTGCCAAAACTGCACCTCCTGCAAATAAAGAAGCATTTAACGAAAG